CCCATTGGGTGTTCGTAATTGTCTATTTCTTTGGAGCTTATTTCCTCTGGTATGATGAAATTCGGGTATCTGGCATCAAATTTTTGATGGCTACGGAATGTGCGGATAATGTAATAACTTTCGCTCTTATACGTAATAGGTATTAACATCCGGGCATTCACTAAGGCATCAATCCATTTTTGTACCTCTGAAACTCGCAAATCTTCATCATACGGGAATATAGCCGATTTAAGGAGTGCCGGGTTTCCCCTTATCACTCCCATGTCATCAGCTTGATTCCACATTCCAATATAGAACAATCGGCACGCCCTTGGTAGTCTGGCTATCTTTTCATCTTCCCAAAATGATGGTTTGATTGTTCTTATTCTTGCCATATTTATTTTTTGTATTCAGAATCTTTTACAATCGGGCTTCCCCAATTATCTTCTAGTTCGCATATATTTTCATCCGGTACTGCATCCACTTTTACAATCCGGGTGAATACATATAGTTTCCCACAAAGTGGGCATGCGTATGTTTTACAACCTCCATAACATTCTGCATTTATTTCTGGTATGCTTGAATCAAATAAATTATTACATCTTATACACTTCATGTTTTTTTATTTTGATTTAACTTTAGTAGATTTTCTACTTCCCCGATGGCTTTGAAAATCTGATAAACGAGTTGAGGTACCATGGAATTACCATAAGCTTTTATGGATTCTGCTCTCACCCAAGATGCTGTCCGTTCACATTCTTCGACAATCTTCTTAGTCGCCAATGCAATTTCATATGACAACTCTGGCATAATGTTTCCAAATTGCTGGGCGAATTGTTCTTTATATTTCTGTCCAAATGGTGAACTTGCAAATGTTCCGTACTTCCGCAAATAGCACAATACCCTTCCCGATGTTTCCTCGCTAAATTGTGATAAGCCGTTCTGTTCTTGTTCATATCGTCTATTCTCCGATGTGCGCTGCAAGACTTCGAGCAATAAATTCGGTTCTGGAATCTCGAATAATCCTCCAATCTGTTCCCGAACCTTCTTCTTTTGAAAGGCTTCCCACACACGGGGCAAGTCTTCTCTTCTAATATATTCTTTGATGGCATCATAAACTTCTGTTTTTATATATCGCACCACATTATTGGAAATCCCATCATATCTGAAACGAACAGGGGATTGAGATGGGAAGTTTTCCCAGCATGATGAGCAATTAAATGATTCAATTGTGAATCCCTGGTTTTCCCGTCGTTGCGGTCTTTGGGCGTCCCTGGCTTCCAGTAACTCTTTATCGGTGTTGGCAGTAACTTCAAATTCATAAATTCCGTTTTCCCCTTGTTGCATACCTTCAGGCCTTGCGTTTGAACAGTTGGCAATAAACCAGATTCTGTCCCTTCTATGCGGCGCACCGACGGCACAAGCCGGTATAATAATCGGCTGGACGGAATAACCGATACTTTCGAGGTCGTTGCAGATTCTGTCAACAATAAATTGCTGACGCATTTCCGTCTCCAGGTAACTTTCTCCTTCGAGATCCGTGTAACTTCCCACTTCAATTTCATCACCGGGGAGTACCATGCTTGTGATTCCAGCAACGTTTTCACCAATAAACCAATTGGGTCGGATTTCGTCAACTCCCCTAAGCACTTCCGGCCAGAGGTAGCGGTCATCTTCCGCTCCTTTTCTTGATCCGGCACAAGAAAAAGGCTGACAGGGGAATCCTGCTGTAAGAATATCGATTTTTCCCCGCCATTCTGAGAAATCTGTTCCGAATATGTTTTCATAATGTTTTATATGAGGATAATAATATTTAAGTACTTGATGGCAGAATGGATCTATTTCACAAGAAAATGCATTCCGCCATCCCATCCACATGGCCGCTAATTCACATGCTCCTATGCCAGTGCAGAAAGAAGCGTGCACATATTCTTTTTGTATCATTATAGTTTATCTATTTCGTTTCGTTGGCACTCGATAAAGTACCGGTACTTGTTAACCGTTTCCATGAGTTTAATGTTTGACTTTTCCAATTCCTGATTTCGGGCTTTGAGTTTTTCGCATTCGTCAAATTTTGCATCATAGGACCTGGAAAGCATGTCGAACTGATGGATACTTACAACTTCATCGGATTCTTTCTTTTTGTCCTGGTATTGGGGTTGTTTTTCTACTTCTTCAGCAATACCGGAGTAGTCTCCTGATAAGGATGTGATAATTAGTGCTATCATGATTTTTTATTTAATTTTTTATACAAAATCCGCCTCTTTTACAAATATCCCGTTGATAAGTTTCCCCTTCCGGTCTTTGATTTCGTTGTATGCATATTCAACACATTCACTGAAATCAATACCCAGTTGTTTTGATATACAGATGAGAGTGACAACCGTATCCCCGATGCTGTCTGTCTGTTTTTCCCTATCGCCTTTGTTTATTGCCCGGGCCAGTTCTCCGAGTTCTTCAACTGTTTTACACATCTGTACTTTTGGATCCTGGGTATGCAGGTTTCTGTCGACAACCCATTGCTCAATTTTTTTAATAGTATTTTCAATCATGTTTTTTTATAATTTACACATTCAATTTTTCTGTCCACGCAGTTTTCATGCGGCACCACCGAAAACGGGCAATCAACCAATCCGAATTTCCACGGTTGGTAGTAGATACATTTCCGGCAGTCGGAATAGTTTGTTGACAGACGGGAAATGATCGGTTTTGGTTGTTTGGGTTTCGGGGTGCGGGGCATATATTTTATTATTAAAAAGGACAGATACTACAAAACAGTTAACTTTGTAGCGGATTTTAGCCCGTACCGCAGCGAGATATGGCAAGGCTCAAAGCGGGCCGGGGAGTAAACCTCCTTTTTGTTTAACTTAAAAAGTAACATCATGGCTAAAATCCAAGTTCGGGTTAGAACCCAAGTACGTACTACTGTAAGAACAACTGTAAGAGTACGGAAATAGTTCTAACCATGGGTGGGTGTTAACGGCATCCACCCTTAACTTTATCTGTCCTTTTATATTCATGCTGATTCTTTATTAAAGAGGAATTTATGCTACTAATCCGTTTTGCCTTGATAGGTTTGAAATAATTGCGTACATTTTATCCAATGCGCCTACACGTTCAGCTACATCAATAAGACTCTCATTTTTCTTTCTGGCGTAGGAACGCAGTGCAATATGATAATTGTAATAAAGGGTTTGGTAAATATGGTCCCACACATTCTTTTGAGGAACATTGAAGTGCATGGAATATTTGTTTACCAAAGCACGGACTTTATCTCTCATGCTTAATTCAGGAACAGCATCAGTAGAAAGAGGGAGTGATAACATGTCTTTCTGCGCTTCTTCCCGAATAGCTAATACCTCATTAACTTTCTGCTCAACGGTTGACAATCTCTTTTCATGTTCTACCATGATCTGACATTGTTTGAGAAGCATTTCAGCCGGGGAAAGATTGCTTTGTTCTGTTCGCTTTTCTATTTCTAATTGTTCCCAACGTAAAACCAATTTAGCCCTTGCTTCGTCATTGAATTTTGTTGCGACATATAAACATTCGGTTTTTGTCAGATAATAGCATGGTCTATCTTGCTTATTAGCATCTTTATACGTGCCCAGCGCAAAATTGCGCCCGGCTATTTTTAACCAAGATTCTTCCATGTTTCGAATTGAACGCATGACATCTTTGTGTTCTCTTTCGGTAATCTGTGCAATTTCTAACGATGACATTCTACCATCGTTAGAAGTAATAATCAATTCTTCCATATTTGTGTGGTTTACTTATTTTTCAAACGAATCAAGATAAAGCTGCGCCATGCAAGCTCCGTGATAATCAAGGCTTGCCTTATGCGTTTTGTGGAACTCAGCAAACTTTCTGAAGTTGCCGGAACTGAGAATAAAGTAATACGCCTGATTCTTGCAGTTCTTTTCGATCTCTAATTTTTGTCTTACTTGGATTAGTTGTTGTTGCAACTCTTTTACTTCGGAAAGTAATTTACCCTCGTTTCGTCGGGGTGGACGTGCTGTAATGGTACTATGATTCACATTACTTACAGATTCACTTCGCTTTGCCATACGTTGATGAATTATAAGTTAATAAAAATAAGAAAGTCGCCGACTTCCTGTTCTTTTGGCAAAGCGAACATAACACTTACAAAGAAGGCTATGCAACTCAGGACTTATAATTTACTTATGGATATAAGTCACGATATGGTATAAAAAATACCTTCATTTGTAATTTGTGGTGCTCGCTTTGCCAATTGAGCACCACAAATATACGGCTATTATCCATAATTGCAAAATTTAATGTAAGATTTGTCCCTGCCGGGGAATGGAACCCGGGGAAACCGTTCAGGATGTTATTTCTTTCCCTCCTCCCTTTCCTTTTTGCGGTTATATTTTTCTGTATAAACAACAAGCTCCCGTAACTTTTCTACGGGAGCCTCTAAGCGATTAAGCTGACAGAGTAATTCGATGCGCTCGCTGTCTTCTGGTGTGAATAAATTATTGCTCATTCCGATTTAATCTTAGTTTTTTTAATAGATGTCTGCTATTACAATGTTTTGACCATCCAATCCACGGACTAAGTATTTGTACACATTCATTTTGTTTGATTCCTTTTTTGAAAAGGATGGATGCTTTTTTGCAAAATTTTTTCTTAATCCGCTTGCGCATTTTTGTATGAGTGTGATAGAATACATATCCGACAAAGTCTATGCCTCTTGAACAAACTGGAAATACTTGCCAATTCCCTTTTACCTCTAAATTTAGATTGTCCCACAAATAGTTTCTTATTTCAAAATAGAGGTCATGAAGATGTGTTTTGTCAACATCGAGTATGACAATGTCATCTGCATATCTGAAATAATATCTTACTTTCAAAATCTCTTTTATCCAGTGGTCGAAATAAGCGAGGTAGAGATTGGCAAAATATTGTGACAGGTAGTTTCCGATAGGTACGCCAGGTGCCGAATCTATAATATTATCAAGCAATGAAAGGAGGCGTATATCTTTGATTTTCCGTCTGATTATTTCTTTTAGTATCTTATGGTCTATTGATGGATAGAATTTTCTGATGTCGAGTTTCAGACAATAAATGGAATTATCAACGTCTGAAAGTGATTTCCGGATATTTTTTACTACTCCATGAATGCCTCTTCCTTTAATGCAACTATATGTGTCTTTTGTGAGGACCGATACGAATATGGGTTCCAGTATGTTCATTATGGCATGATGTACAATCCGGTCTGGATAGTATGGAAGCTGGTATATTTCCCTTTCTTTCGGGTCGAATATTTTGAACGTTTTGTACTCCGATGTTTTGAAGTTCCCATTTTGCAGAAGTTCATGAAGTTTTCTGAGATTTTCATCCCGATTCCTTCGGTGCCTTATTACTCCGTGCATCATTGATTTTCCTTTGCTTGCTTTTGTGTCGGCGAGGTAAAGATTTTCAATGTCGCAAATTTTCTCGTACAGGTTTCCTATTCTTTTCATTTGCTGGTTTCTTAGGGAGCGTTCGGAATTTCTTACTAACACCCTTAAACATTTCCGTGATTTTTTGCCGAGTGGCAAGGTCTTTACCCGTTTTTATTTTCCTGCATAGCTGAGAGCTGGTGTTCGTGTTCGTATTCGTGTAGTTCGTATCGTTGTAACGAAAACCGGAGGAACGCCCTCGCAGGTAAACAACCCAGAAATTTTACTTGAAGTAATATCTTGTGCCTTCTGCACACATAGTGACTTTGCGAGGAAATTTCTTTAGTTCCCTTATCTTGTCGAGGATATATTTTATTTCACTGGAGTTCGTAAAGAATTTTCGCGCATTATCATCGGAATCTTCTATGTCGAATTTGATTTTCACAAGGTATCTTTCCTTTCCATACCTTGTTTTGAGATTGCCGATAAAGTCGATAACCCAGAATGACTTGTTTAAAAGTTTTTGCTGGGTTATCTCTTCACAATGGAAATATTTCCTGTCTTCATCGGGCTGAATATTCAGAAATCCCAGGCTTCCATCATCATTATTTTCCATTATCCAAAATAATCGTTATATAAATCTTCAAATTTTTTTCCGATGTATTCTGCATCATCAGATGTACCGCAGCAAAGCCGAGAGCCGGTGTACGTGTACGTATTCGTGCAGTACGTACCGTCGTAACGAAAACCGGAGGAACGCCAAACAAAATACGGATAATATTTATACTGGCTTGAATTGGAGTAATCTGCTTTCCAATCGTTGTTCATTTTATTTGCAGCTTTGAAGATTGTTTTCAATTTCATGAATGCGATTTCCGACTTTCCGAGTCCACAGTCCATTAAATGCTGTTCGTCAATCGGCTTTTCTCCTATGATTTCACAAGCATCATAGTATGTCTTTACTGCGTCTTGAAAGTTTTTCAGAAATGTTGTCTTCCCGAAGTTCGATTCAAGTACTTCTTTGAAGTTTTCGGATGCTTCAAAGTAGAGTTTCTTTGCTTGTTCTTCCGTTATCTCTAATGTCTTCTTCATGTTTTTTCTTTTAAAGAATGAGTAAATATTCACGATATAGTTTTTTGAATTGTTCTGCGGCGTATTCGGCTAATTCTCTATTCTTAAAGCAAAGCCGAGAGCCGGTGCTCGCGCGCGTACGCGCGTAGCACGTATCGAGGTAACGAAAACCGGAGGAACGCTGGTCTTCTCCTTTTTCAACGTAAAACCAGTTGTAATACTTACATTCATCCCAATTTGACCAATCTGGTTCCCAACCTTCATTCAATGCTCTGATAATAATTGTAAGCTTGTAGAATGCGATAATTGATTTCCTATCTTTCTCCGGAAGCATATCTACAACCGGCAGGTCGTTAGGGTTAAGTCTGAGATGCTTGCAAGCATCCTCGAAGGATTTAATTTTGTCTGTGATTTTTTCCATGATATTATAGTTTTAGTGTTATTGTTGTGGTTTTAAATTGTCCGGTATGCGTTCTTTGTCGTCCGGTATGTAGGGGATCACTTCTACAAACTTCGTATCTTCGATTTTTACTATCTCATAGGGTATTACAAATGTTGACAGTGATTTTTCGAGGTTATCCAATGCCCGGTTGATGTTTGATGCGGCAACTAGATAATGAATTGAGGATTCTTTCTCTTTGCCGAAGTTATCGCTATCGGTTATTTTAACTGTTGCTTTGTAGAGTCGGTCATCGTTTTCGTCATTTGATTCAATGTATTCTGTTATTTTTGACCGTTTCAGGGATTGAATGAGGTAATCCCCCTGAACTATTTCGGATAACTGCCTGCAACTCCTTTCTTCTGTTTCCGAAAAGCTCATTGCATCTATGAGGTATAATTCAGTCACTTTCTTTGCTTTGCCATCCTCATTTACTTTTTCGTATTTTACTGTGGATTCAAAATAGGTTGCTGTCATAATTTTAATGTTTCAATTTTTCAAGTTTCTTAACCAGTATCCCCGCCTTCCTTTGTCTTTCCCTCCCTTTTACATCCGAAAAAGAAACCGGGCTATCTTGTATCTCTTTGAGATGCCTGATTAGTCCGGCTTTATCCTTAAATAGAAAGGAAAGGATTTGAGCAGAAAGGGTAGATGGGATTTTCATGGAAAACTAAATTGTGATTGATGATCATGTTTGTGGTGGCATTCCCGGCACCTGATTGTAATGTTATTTACATCCCAGGCTAATTCCGATTGGCCTCTTTTTTGACATTCACTTACTGGAATATCGTGTGAACAATCAAGTGGAATACCTGCAGCCTCATTTCTATGACATTCCTCACAGAAAAGATAGCCATATTTTTCAATCATCTGGGCTATCTTCTTTTCTTTGGCTGCTCTAATCCGGCGGTCTATGACCGATTTAAGAACATATTCGCCGGAGCTGGTCATGTATGAGTTCATCAAAAATTAATAAGGTTCTTTTCAAATTCTTCAACTGAAATGTTTTTGAGGAAGTATTTAAATAATACGTCCTTTACACGTTCGTATAGGTTTTGAAATTCGTCTTCGTCCATTTTATCGAAAGCAATAGACTTCGGAACTTCAATCCACTCTTTCCGGGCAATCGAGTATATCGGCTCACACCATCCGGCTGCCATTTCTACCGTTTTTCTGAATAGTTCGATGCTGTGCTTGAAATGCTCTACCGCTATCTCATTCTGATATTCCCAGGCAAGGTTAATGAGTCCGAAATATTTTCGGTGAAAGGAAAGGTTTCGAGGCCGCTTGATAGTGGCCTCGTAAACCTCTCCGATTTTCAACTTTTTCTTTTCCTCTAAATCTTCATCGTATAACGGTTTCAGACCGACGGAAGTGTTAAGGAGTTTGATTTTCATAGCTTAAAGCAAATGATATCAGAATTAACATTATTTTCATCGAACACATGTTTTATGAAATCATAATGTTTTTCAAGACTGTCCAAAATTATGTCTCCCCATTTAAAACATCTTGTTTTGGCGTCAAATGTCAAAAATTTATGGACTAACTTATGGCATTTTCTCGTCAAAATGAAGCCTTGTTTTGGTAAGTCATAATTCCAGTGATGAGCTTCTTTCATATTCATATCATATCCTGCCGATATTAGATATCTGTGTAGGTTTTTTGTTTTTGCGTTGGATTTTAATTTATCTGGAGGATATTTTTCTTTATAATTCAATCGTTTGTATTTCTCTCGACCTCTTCTTCTTTCCGCTTCGATAAACCACACATTTTTGCTTTTCTTTTTATAGTTAAAAGCAGCATCTTTTTTACAGCACATCTTGCATTTATTCAGATGACCATCTTTCATTTCATGATGAACGTAAAATTCAGATATAGATTTTTCAATGCCGCATCTAATGCAAATTTTTGTTTTCATGATTAAAAAGGAAGTTGATCGTCGTAATAGTTATCCGTTGTTTGCTGTTCTTGCGGTTGCCGTCCGGTGTCTTGCTGTCCATTCTGCTTTTCTCCTGAAGAACAGAACACGAGTTTGTCAGCCCATATAGTCGTGTCCGGGATGGCTTCACCTGTGTTTTTACTGACATAAGCAGAAAAGTAGGGATTGCCACGTACCCAAACCTTTTTCCCTTTTGTAAGGTATGCGGTCAACTTACCTTCGCTGTCGTATTTCATTACCCGGAGCCATGTTGTCTTGTCTTTCCCGTCTGATGTTTTTTCTGTTACACCGATTGAAAATGAGGCGTATGACTTGCCGCCTATTGTTTTCTGCTCGGCATCCTTGCCGATGTTACCTATAGCTTGTAGTTCTATCATTTTATTTGATTTAATAGGGTTGAAATGTATTCTCTGCACTCAATTACTTTATTTTTGGCAAGTACAATGTCTTCATTACTACGCTCAATGTCAAATACTTTTATTTTTAAGTTGTTTGAAACATCTGTATACGTCATATCTGCTAAGAACTTGTTGTATATGTCAATATCAAGTTCTTCAAAACCGTTGTCATAACAGTATCTTCGAGCTTCTCTTTCAATAAGATGTTGAGGAGTATCCGACAATACATATACAAGTTTCGCATGATGCCTATCTGTTAAGCTCATATATCCTTGTAATTGCCAATAATAGTCCAATGTGGGAATTTCTTCTTCAAGTATGGGGAATGATTCCCAAGACCAACTATTTTTAGCATCTATGACCAAATCAATATTAGGCGGTATTATGTCCGGCTCTCCGGTAAAGTAGTCATTTTCGAACTGTTTGTCATTCTTTATCAAAAATCCTAACCCGAGTTGATCGCCGATAAAGTCGATTGATTCATCTTCAACAATATGCCCTTTGTCCGTATATTTGCTACGAAACTCATAACGTCGGCAGTATAGTTGTTCTTTTAGCCATGTCTTGCAATAAGACATGGCAGTTTTGGTTAGCGGATTTCCCTTTCCAGTGCCGATTATTTTCCCTATTTGCGAACATCTGATTTTAAATTCCTTCATTGGTCAAAGCTTGCTCTACATCTTTAGTAATTGTCCATTTGGTCCGTAACTGACTGATTGTATATCCGTTTTGCAGCGCAGATTTACATTTATCGAAATTCACTTTATCCTCTATTTTCAAAACCGGATTTTGTGGAACCAGCTGACGGATACGAAGACATTCAACTTCTTCTCCGGCAAGTTTTGTCGCGGACGCATATACAGTTATTTTTTTCCCTGCCCATTCTTCAATGTAAGGGGTATTGTATATTTTCTGAATCATTTTTGAATTGGTACGGTTTAGGATCATCGGCTTTACTTTTTCTTTGAAGTAAGCTACTGTACATTCTTCTTTTTTGCCTCCAGTACTTGTTACTACTTCCCGGACGATCCGGTCAATAGTTAATGTCATGTCCTTCCCGTTATCCAAAGAATATACCCCTAGATAATCAGGATTTACCAGTCTTTTCCAATGGGTAAGATGCTGCTCTTGTGTTTTTTGATTATTTTCCATACTTTTGTTTTGTTGTTTGAAATGTGACGGGTAAGAGGAATCGAACCTCTTTCTAAGTACTCCAGTACAACCCGTTGCTGGCTTAATGCGCCTTTGACACGCGACTTTCGCCACTACCGGAGTATTGCCCGGTAGTTCACCAGCCCGCAGCGACAAACTGCGTGTTTTTTATTGTCTGTCAACATGTCAAAGAGCTTGGAGTTTTTTGTAAGGCCGTCACGTCATCAAACTAAACGGCCTTACTTTTGAGCCTACTGTCCGGTTCGAACGGATGACCTTCGGAGTACAAAACCGATGCTCTACCAACTGAGCTAAGTAGGCGGGTTGCCCGTCTTTCCGGGCTGCCAGATTGCCTCGACCGTTTAGTGAACTTATTCCCGTCCGTGCCGTCGTATCTCTATCCTTTCCGGCTGTCACAGGTTGCATAACGTATCCTGTCCGTGTCACATAAGCTGTACAATCATTCATACCAAAGTACTAGGGTTGTGGAGATGGGGCGATTCGAACACCCAATAAAGGTCTCACCCTTTTGCGCTATTTCTAAGGTTAATTACTCCTTATATTTCACGTACCGTACTTTCTACCATGTGCACCTTTCGAAAGTCAAAAGCACTCCACTGCGCATCTCTATTTTTGCCCGTCTTCCCGGGCTGCCAGTTATTTTTTCTTTTTGTCTTCCTCTTTTAATTCAACCTCTGATTCCAAATCGTCTTTGATTGCCTTCACGGCTTCAATTGTTTCTTTTGCCCGGCGGATGATGTCTTTTTGCTCCAACATCTGATTGATTGTTGTCGTGTAGTTGACTTCCTTTTCTCCCAATTTTTTACAAAGTTCCTCGTATCGGATTTCGGCTTCCGTCATTTGTCTTTCTGCGTCATCGCTCGCGGATTCTAAAGAACGTTTAACATCTCTTTCCCTCAGATCGAATAATCTGTCGATAAAATTAGCTCCGGATAAAATTGCTTTCAGTTTTTTCATGATTCCACTTTTAAGGTTAAAAATTTATGTTCGCCTATTAGGTCTATAGAATGTGTTTTTTTATTCGATTCTGTCATGGAGAATGTCCCAGAAAAATAAGCTTGTGGAAATCCTCTTAGTTCCCCATACATTCCTACATTATTATCTTCAAGCATATCATCGTACCAATTCCAAAGTCCTCCATCTATATCTATTCTATAATAATCAAAACCTTGGGATACAATAACAGCCGCTCTCCCACAATATATGTCCATGGATCCATGTGGATTTCGATATTTAGAATGTACAAACTCTTCTTTTGGTTTAATTATTACTTTGTCTCCTACTTTGTATTTCATTTTTGTTAAAATTTAAATTCTGAGGTCGGTGCGGGATTCGAACCCGCGTACCCAGTTTTGCGGACTGGCTCCTGACCACTCGGACAACCGACCCTTTGCCGGAGCAACCTATATATATGGCCACAGTTACAATTGGCTGCCCCGGACTGATTAATTGTTGTTAATAATGGCACTCTGTACTTTTACCAGCTCTTTGTACCTTAATAGTTCCTGTTTAAGGGTTTCACATTCCTTAAAATATTTTGTCCAAGACGCATTGGCTGCACTAAGCTGCTTTTTAAGATCTTCAATTTCTTTATCCTTTTTGTCACTTACATTTACATTTGCATTGTCGTTCATAACTTTTCCCTTTTAAAATTTTGCCTTTCGTGCTATCTCCCGACAGGACTAGGGCTACAATGTACTTTATATGTCACTTAAAAAAAGGTCCGGTGTGAAATGGAGATGTTGTGGTGTAAAGAAAAGAATGTCACCGGACCAAAGAACTCACGGCTTTACAGTGTCGCATCTGCCCCTTACTTTCACCCGGGGACGGTGTTAGGTTTACTTTGTTTAAGCCGGACCAAACCTTGCTAAATTCCTCCGCCATTACGTATCTTTATCCCAGCTCCGATTGTTCCGATATGGTTCTGTCTGTTTCTTCTCCGGCCACATCGCCCACCCCAAAATACCGGACATTATTGCGAAAGGAAGACTATGGTACTGCCCTCCGTAAATACTGCATCCTAATATTCCAAGGGCAAGAAGAAAGGCTAATATTGAAAAAGTTCTCATAGTTTATCAATTATTCTATATGCTTCAATTACTTCACGGGTTTTTACCCGCC